GATCGAAATTCGAACAGGCCAAATGGCAAAGCTTGGAAGAAACATCCCAAGAAGCCGAAGTCAAAAGGCAATCGTGTTAATGGCAGGTCTCCTGCAAATCACGCAAAGCGAGAAGCTTGGAAAGCGTGGAAGGCTACACAACCTGAAGATAAAGATGTTCCGCATTGGAAGGAGTGGAAAGTAAATGCCGCATAGCAGCAAAGAAACTCTTTCAATCGGTTGGTGTGACAATGGTATGACTGATGGAAAGTTTACCGAAGGTTTACTTTACACATCTTTAACATCTGCAAAGCATGGGATCTTTATCAACAATGCTATTCGAGTGCAGGGTAATCAGATTGCAAGACAGCGTATGGATCTTCTTGAGCTGTGGGCTGATCATGTGGGTACTGACTGGTTATTGTGGGTTGATTCTGATGTAGTTCTCACAGCAGATATCTTGAAGAAACTTTGGGATACTGCCGACAAAATGACACGACCTGTCGTAACTGGGGTGTACTTTGTATCCAAGGCAATGGAAGGAACATTGATGACACCGATGCCAGCGTTGTTTCTTGATCATCCAGAGGATGAGTACTTGATGAACTTCATTCATCCTATGCCGTATAATGAGATCATTCCTGTTGATTCAGCAGGTATGGGTTTAGTTCTAATGCACAAGTCAATAGTTCCAGTACTTCGCAAGAAGTTCCCGGATCAATCATTCTTTGCTGAGAAAGATCTTGGCAATGAAAAGTTTGTGGGTGAAGACATCATCTTCTTCCGTAAACTAAAGCAAGCCGGTATCAAAGTCTTTGCACACACCGGTGCATTGGCTCAACATATGAAGCGATTTAGTTTCGATGTGGCGTACTATGGTTTGTATTGGAAAGAATACGAACGGCAGATGCAAGCGAAGGCAGAAGCTGAGGAAACGGAAAAGGTAGATGAAGGAAATTAAAGAGATCGTAGTTGATCTCCTCAAAGCAAAAGATGCTTCACGAGGTCGATCATTACAGACTCAAGTCGGGCCATCAGAACTTGGTGGTTGTGCAAGAAAGGTTTGGTACAGGTTGAATCAACAACCTGAAACCAATAACAACGAGTTGAAACTCGCTGCAATTATGGGTACTGCAATCCACGGAGCCATAGAAGAGGCAATCGAACTTGCAGATCCAGAACACAAAGAGTATCTCGTTGAGCAAGAGGTCGAAGCATTTGGGATCAAAGCCCATGTCGATCTCTATGTCCGATCTACTGGTGCAGTTGTGGATTGGAAGAGTGTTAAGTCAAAGAACCTTAATTACTTTCCATCAAAGCAACAGCGTTGGCAGGTTCAAGTTTATGGTTTACTTCTTTCCAGATGGGGATGAACGAGACATCAAGGTTCACTCAGAACCATACGACAGATCAGTAGCAGAAGAAGCTCTTGAGTGGTTGCAAGCAATCAAGAACTCTGTTGAAGCACCAGCACCCGGAAAGGATGCTAGTTACTGCCAGTTTTACTGCAAGTACTTTGATGCAAGCGGTGAGCTTGGTTGTTCTGGTCTAAAAAAAACTGGAATCACTCCGTCAGAAGTTCTGATTGATGATCCCAACATTGACTCCAACGCCTTGGAGTACCTACAAATCAACAACGAGTTGAAGAAACTCGAAGCGAAATCCGATGAACTCAAATCTTCTCTTGAGGGTGTCTTCGGTCGTACATTGTCTGGTGTAGAAATCAACTGGACAACTGTGGCTCCACGCCAAACGATTGATGAGAGTGAAGTGCTTGCTAAATTGGGTTTCGTTCCAAAGAAGACAGCCGGAAAAGAATCAGTACGGTTGTCGATCAAACACACGGAGGTAAAGTAATGGCCGAACTCGGCTTTCAAGTATCAACAAAGACAGCAGATGGAACCATCTTTGTCATTGCTGATGCAACATACACAGGCTTTGCACAGAAGTTAGCAGAAGCCTTGGATCCTGCTGGTGCAGATGCGGTTCTATCAGCGATGCAAACCGCTTTTGCTGGACAGCCAATGAGTACTGCACAGATTGCCCAAGCATTGGGTGGAACTGTGATCTCAACAGATAAATGGGGTGGTGCTGCCAATCAGGTAGCTTCAGCCCCTGCTTCTGGCCCTGTTTGTAAGCATGGAGAACCAGCAAAGTTAGTTCCTGCTGGTGTATCTAAATCAAGTGGAAAGCCATATCGTGCTTTCTATGCTTGCCAACGACCACAGGGTCAGCAATGCGACTACAGAGCCAACGCTTCTTAGCTCAGTTGGTGGAGCCGGGTACACCAAAGTACCCGGCATTCACCGGCAAAGAACCCTGTGCCTCCATCGGATCAGAGATGTTCTGTACCGATGAGAAAGACTTCAGTCATTATGAAGTTCTTCGAGGTGTCTGTAGTCAATGTCCACTCTTGAAGGCTTGCTTCAACTGGGCATTACATAATGAAGACTTCCACTATTGGGGAGGATCTTCTGCACATGATCGAAAACATATTCGTAGGATTTACAATATCGAAAGAAAGCGAAGCATAGCCGCATAATGTTGAACCTACTTCAAGCAGTACACAGTACAAACTCATCAGCGAAACCATTGCCCGATGTGTGGGAATCATTGAAGAGCTATGGGATGAGGTTCCGTCAATCACAATTATGCCTAATCGCTGGGCAACCAAACTCCGGTAAGAGTCTTATGGCATTGGTCTACGCTCTCAAGAGTGGAGTGCCAACGCTTTACTTCTCTGCCGATACGGATCCAATCACACAGATGTTTCGTACCGTTGCAGCTTTGAGTGGGATACCACAACAACAAGTAGAAACGAACCTAGATCAAGACTCACACTTCTTCGATCTGATGTTGCATGAGAAAGGCTCACATATTAGGTGGGTCTTTGATCCGTCACCCGACATCGATACGATTGAACTAGAGATCCTTGCCTATGGTGAGGTCTACGGCATGGCACCGGCACTTGTCGTGATAGATAACCTGATGAATTGCGTGTCCGTTACAGGGGAAGAATGGTCAGGCATAAGGGCAATCATGTCCGAACTTCATCATGTTGCTAGAAAGACAGGTGCCTGTGTCCTTGCTCTTACACATATGTCTGAGCAAAGAGACTACGAAGCAGATAAGCCAGCACCACGAAGAGCAATCTTAGGTAAGGCATCTCAGTTGCCTTCGATGATTTTGTCCATTGCAATGAACCCTGAATATGGGCAACTCAAAGTTGCCGCAGTCAAGAACCGATTCGGTGAACACTCAGCAGATGGCACTAAGTATGCAACCCTACTCATCGATCCATCGAGGGTACAGATTGCAGACGGAGATGCACAAGGTCGAGCTGATGTAAGACCGGGATTGATTTACTGGCGTGGACACGAAGCAATCTAAGGCAAACAAACGCAAGGGGTCTCAATGGGAGACTGACCTTGTTGAGTATTTCCGATCATTGGAATTGATATCGGAGAGGTTACGACTCTCTGGTAATTATGACGAAGGGGATCTTTGGTTCTATGCCAATCAGGTCTACTTCGTAGTAGAAGCAAAGAATGAAAAAGGTTTCAAGCCCGGGCCTTGGATGCAAGAAGCGGTGCTTGAAAGGGATAACTGGAAGAAGCGAAGAAAGAATAGTGGGAAGGTTGTTCCTCTGGTCATTGCCAAGCGTAGGCAAAGCAATGTCAGTAAAGCGTTTGTCATAATCCAACTAGATGAATTTATGGAGTTACTACAATGAATGAAGTCCTAGCAAGTGTACTTATCGTTACAGCAGGTGTATCCCTTTATCACTTCCTTGAGTGGGGTTACTACAAGATCGAAGATAAGTTCTACGAATGGAAGCATCAAGAAGAGATTACTAAGTTCGAGGAGTACATCAAGAGTATTGAGACCATCACCAAGGCACCAGCAAAGAAGACAACAAAGAAGAAGTGATGAAGCAACTTACATTTGTTTCTCTCTTCGCTGGAGTAGGTGGGTTTGATCTTGGCTTTGAACAAGCAGGAATGAAATGCGTTGGTCAGGTTGAGATTGATAAGCATTGTCAGAAGGTGTTGCAGAAACATTGGCCCGATGTTCCTCTTCACGATGATGTAACAACAGCAACCGATTGGGCAAACGAGAAAGGATTGGTAGGAAATGTCGACATCGTATGCGGAGGATTCCCATGCCAAGATGTCTCAGTCGCTGGCAGAAGAGCTGGTATCGCTGGGGCAAGAAGTGGACTCTTCTGGGATGCCATTCGATTTGCTAGGGAAGTCAAAGCACACACGCTCATCTTGGAGAATGTGCCGGGATTACTTTCAAGCAACCAAGGCCGCGACTTCGGAGTCGTTATCTCTGAAATGGCCGACTCAGGGTATCGCCACATCGAGTGGAGAGTTTTGGATTCGCAGTTCTTCGGAGTTCCCCAACGCCGCCGTAGAATCTTCATTGTTGGAAGTTCTCGAGAAGACATCAAATCCCCGATACTTCTTGAGCAGTAAGGCTTGCGAAGGGATCCTTCGTAGAGCCAACCGTAGGGGCAAGGTACTACCGAAAGCGTTGGAAGATGCATTGGTTCATCAAAGCCAGCAGAGCCAAGACTAAAGATGATTATGAAACTTGGAATGAGGGGGGAGTTGTACCCACATTGAACGCATTTGAAAACAATGGAGATGTTCGAGCTACTGTATTGATAACGACAAACGATACAGTCGGAACTCTTCAAGCAAGAGATTACAAGGGTGTTGGTAATCAGTATGTTGAAGAAGACAAACTAATTATCTTCCACCCTCATCGATCTGATGGAGTCAGACTCCAAGGAGACACAGTAAATACATTGACCAGTTACATGGGAACAGGAGGACTGAACACACCAATGGTTCACGCTATACAGAACACAGTCATTGGTAGATCAGATACTGCTGGGCCTAATGGTCGGGGTCATACTGATGAAGGAGAACCTATGTTCACCATCGATACCACCT